GGACTGAGCCCGCTTTCCCCGGACCTCGTATTAATCTCTTTCCATTAATAATTAATTCCATAATCGCTGTACCTCACTTTTATTTTATATTATCATGGGATTAATCTAGTGTAAACACCGAAGATTAAATAATTTAATCGAAGTTTATATGCAACTTTATTATATTAATAATGATATTAGAGTATTATTGATGTTTATTGGGTTAATTTTAGACCCAATATTCTCCTAAGTATTTAATTTTATTAATCAATCGGCTCACTGATATTGGGATATTGGCTATTATTGGGCTTTTAAAAAATGAATACTTTTTCATCAAATCAAGTTAAAGTTTTTTATATACTATATAGGGAATTATTTTGAATTTTATTTTTTTATTTCGAATAGTACTCAATATACCAATACACCAATATAATAACGACAATAATATAATCAAATTAAATACTTAGAGTATATTGATGCAAATATTATCATCAATATATACTCAATATCATAACATAAGTGCAAGATACAGGGTTTTATGAAGAAAAGATTTATGCTTTAAACCTCTACAAATTTAAAGTAATTCCTGTTTATCCTGATAAATCTCCTATATAGTGGTTTTAACATAACAGAAAATAAGAAAAGGGAATCTCCATGTTGAGACTCCCTTTAAGGTAGGATTAGAGGATAGGTTATGGTGCAGAATTAGTTTGTATTCACCTCCTTTAAGATTCGTCGTTTTTCAAGATAATCATAAGTAATATTAATGATTACCAATATTAGGTTAGTTAATCGTTTCTTCCATTTGTAATACATACTAATTACCTCCTTTAAGATATTTATGGTTGTACTTCCTGCGCCCACATTTGGACATCATTCCAACAAGAAAAGTTGAGTAATGTAATTATAGTTGAATAACGTTCATCGATACCACATTCTTCACAAGCTTCTAAAGCCACCTCTTCATGAGGTTTCTTATATTTCCCTGTCTTTTTATCAAATGACTCTTCATAAAGTCTTTGTGCAGTTAATATTGCTTTACCAAAATCTTCTACAAACATAATTACCCCCTAAGTTATTAATCTTGAAGGTATTTATCTAAATCTATAGTAACTCTCAATTAGTACCGGATTTAGTGTAATCCTGGGTAAAGTGTTGAAGAAGTTGCTACCCTTTATATTTAGTTATCTACTTATAATCCACTACTCTCGTTGTTCCTGGTTATTATCAATTTACGCTATTACTTTTGCAAATCCGAGGTCGACGATGTTGCGTTTATAGTAAGCAACGATTCGTTCAGGTGGTTGCTGGGTCTGAAGTCCGTTCGCAACGGCGAGTTTTGCCCATTCCGCGATATCAACCGGTTTGTCTTTGGGCAACGACTGAATCAATACTTCCATCTGCTTGCAGACTTTGATTTCGATTTTCTTACCCGTGGACTGAACCTTCCCGGTAATACGACTTCCACCAGTCATCTTGGTTCTGATACCCAGAATCTCTCTTGCGAGGTTGAGTTCAACTTCGTTCAAGGACTTTAAGCCTAACAGTATCGGGTTCTTAGTCACAGGTTCTGGAACCTTAGTTACTTCCGCTTTTGTACCTACTACTTTATTATTTTTCTTCATAACATTTCCTCCATGAGTTAGTTATGAGAGTAGTAGATTTCTAAGTAGATAACTTTATTTAGTTTTCAAAGAACAAGATTAATTACTCTATTCATTAATCATTATTTATTGTTGGTTACATCTTATCAAATAAATTTTTAAAGTACAATAATAAATTAAAGTTGAGTTTATATCTATTAATAGTGCCCCCCCATAGGTGTTTGGGCAGGGGTACGTGGACCAATGGCACCCTCCGCTTTGCCTTACTACCCTTTCTCGATAGCTGGGAGATTTCTGGAAAGTTTGCAGTATTGTTTTATCTCGATTAATTCCTGTTTCACCCTATCAACGATAAACAGGGAAATTAAATAAATGTTACTTTCTTTAAAATAAATGTTTACTTTTCTCTTCGATTATGATACATCTATCCAAAAGGAGTCTTATATGGGTTTCGAGAAGCGAAATAATAGTACCACTGTATCGGCCCGAGAGGCGATTGCCGATGTCCTCAATACTTTAGACGAGCAAGAACTTGACCCTATCAAGGAATTATGTATAATTGCTAAGGACTTTACTACTCCGCGTGATGAAAAAATTTCTATATTAAAGGAACTTGCCTCTTATAAGGCACCTAAACGTAAAGCAGTAGATGTTAATCTGTCCTCTGAAGAGGGCCTCACAGTTAAGATAATCAAGATAAATAATCCAGACACAGCAGTTAATGAGATGTTTAAGCATCCACCTAAAAAAGAAGGAGAATAAAGGTTGGAGTTAACTCTTCCTTATAACTTTAAGCAACGCGATTACCAGATTCCTCTATGGTCTTTCCTAGAGGGCGGAGGTCGAAGGGCCGTGGCCATCTGGCATCGTCGTGCTGGTAAAGATATAACATCCTTGAATTGGACTATATGTTCCATAGCTGAACGACCCGGATTGTATTGGCATCTTCTCCCCACATATAACCAGGGTCGTAAAATCGTATGGGACGGTATCTCTAAGGAAGGGGTACCGTTCCTAGATGCTTGGCCACAGGACCTTATTAAGTCTGTTAATAATACTGATATGAAGATGGAGACCGTTAACCGCGGTCTTTGGCAGGTTGTAGGGACAGACTTCGTTGACCGTCTCGTAGGGCCAAATCCTCTAGGGTGTGTATTTTCAGAGTACTCACTACAAGACCCTCAGGCCTGGGACCTCATACGCCCGATACTTGCTGAGAATAAGGGGTGGGCAATCTTTATTTATACTCCTCGTGGTAAGAACCATGGGTACGAATTATTCCAGATGGCTAAGAGATTGCAAGCGACTGGCAGTGGTTGGTTCGCTGAGTTACTTACCGTGAATGATACTAGAGTCCTTACGCCACAGGATATACAGGAGGAACGTGATGCTGGAATGTCGGAGGAGCTTATTCAGCAGGAGTTCTATTGTTCATTTGATGCAGGTATGGTCGGAGCGTATTACACATTGCAATTGGCTAAGGCACGTCTTGAGGGTCGTATATGTAACGTTCCTGTGCTTGACACTTCTCCTGTTGATACATATTGGGACCTTGGTATGGATGATTCAACATCTATTTGGTTTGCACAGAATGTAGGTCGTGAGATTCATTTAATAGATTACGTAGAAGGTTCTGGCGAAGGTCTACCACATTATGCTAAAGTACTACAGAATAAAGGTTATCTGTATGGAAAGCATTTTGGTCCACATGATATTAAGGTACGTGAGGTTGGTACAGGAAAGTCTCGTCGTGAAACTGCTAGAGGTCTCGGTATTGACTTTACTCCTACGCGTAAAGTTAATCTTAAAGAAGAGTCTATTGAAGCAGTGAGGAATATATTTAGCCAGTGCGTATTCGATGAGAAGCGTTGCAAGCATGGAATTGATTCATTAGAAAACTTTCGTAAGCAGTATGATGAGAAGCGAAAGGTATTCATGTCAACCCCTGTCCACGACTGGTCTTCACATGGAGCAGCAGCTTTTGAAACATTAGCATTAAACCATTCATTTGGTAGTTTAAGGTCCAGGTTGGTATTACCAGCTTGGGGCCGTACAAAATCATATAGTTCATCCTACACAACATAAGAGGTAAAGATGAGTGACCTAGGGATAAAGATACGAAGTTATTTTGATGATGCAGCAAAGAAACGTACCGATTACGAAGAGCGGTGGTTAAAGGACCTGCGTCAATATAAAGGAATATATGACCCTGAAGTAAAGGCTAAGTTAAATCCTAAACGGTCAAGTGCCTTTATACGTGAGACTAGAACCAAGGTCAGAACACTGGATGCCCGTGTAATGGATTTGTTATTCCCAGCTAATGGTGATAAGAACTGGGAGATTGTAAATAGTCCCGTACCATCAGTATCCAAAGATGTTGAGCAGAATTTACTCAACATGATTACACAGGTCATTCAACAGAGTGGCGAGAATAGGCAACCTACTACTGAAGAAGTAAATCTTGCAAAGAAGTCTTATCTTGAAGCTACAATTAAAGGAATGTCAAGTGAAATTGAGGACCAGTTATCAGAACTTAAATATAGAAATATAATTCGTAATGTAACTCATTCAGGTCACATGTACGGAACTGGTTGGCTTAAAGGTCCATTGGTTAATCAGACTGTTGAAGAACATTGGGTGATGACACCTGATGAAAATGGTGCACCTGTATGGAAATTACAGAAGACCAATATAAATAAACCTTTTGCTGAATTTAAAACTATCTGGGCATGTTACCCAGACATGTCTGCTACTGAACTAGATAATTGTAGGTTTATGTGTGAGCGTCATGTGATGCCTAGACATAAGCTTATTGAACTAGCTGCTCGCGAAGATTTTAACGGAACATTAATCAAGCAGTTTATTGCAGAGAATCCTGATGGTAAGGTTAATTTTCGCTCGTATGAAAATACGTTGTATTCACTTGATGATATTGAAACAAGAAAATTAGCTAGTGTTAAAGGTTCATATGAACTGATTGAATATTGGGGTTACGTCACTGGTTCCGATTTAGCTGGCTTAGATGCTGAGAAATTTATACCTGAAATTGGTGAACAGTTACTTGCTGATTTTCCAGTGAATATATGGTTACTAGGTAATGAGGTTGTTAAGATAGCTATGCAACCAATTGCCGGAGTTGTTATACCATATTATGCATATTACTTTGACAAAGATGAAACTAGTATATATGGCGAAGGCGTTTGTGCCATAATGAGAGACCCACAGAAGTTAGTCAATGCTTCAGTAAGAGCAATGATTGATGGTGCTGCTCATTCAGCAGGCCCTCAGTATGAAGTCAATATTGATTTACTTGCAGATGGTGAAGACCCAACAGATGTAGGTGCATTTAAAGTATGGCAACGGGTAGGTAAAGAAGCTGATATAGCAGGTAAGGATGTTGTTAAGATAAGACAGATACAGTCTTACACTCCTGAGTTTATGAACATGTACTCCCTGTTCAGCCGACTCAGTGATGAGATAACAATCATTCCACGTTATCTGCAAGGTGATGCTAAAGTATCTGGTGCTGCAAGAACCTCATCTGGTTTATCAATGTTAATGGGTCAAGCAAATATTGGTTTGTCTGACCTTGTTAAAATGTTTGATGATGGTATCACTCGTCCGTTTATAACTGCAGTATATAATTGGAATATGCAGTTTAATGAAAAACAGGATATTAAGGGTGACATGAAGATAATTGCACGTGGTTCTACTGCTCTTATGGCTAAAGAGATTCGTGCACAGCAGATACAAATGTTCTTGCAAATGACAAATAATCCTACAGATGCATTGTGGGTCAAACGTGGTAACTTAATTCGTAAATGGGCCGAGTCCACAGATATTGGTGCAGAGGATATGGTTTGTACTAATGAGGAATATGAAGCTAAGATGGCTGAACAGCAAGCAATGATGAAATCACAACAAGATGCTGCATTACAAGCCCAAGCACAAAAACAAGGTGGCCCAGGAGACGGTGCTGGTTATAATCAGTTAGAAAGCATTTTATCACAACAAGGTGAACTGCTACAAGATTTAGTTGGACAGTTTCAACAGTTTGTAGCTGAACATAAAAGAACTATAATTACACCAAGTCAACCACAACAGTAAGGAGGTAATATGTCATTAGTTAATATGGAGAGACCAAAACCATCAGATGTAAAATCTGAAGCTAAACTATCAGAGCCTATTGCTACTGATAGTTATTATGAGAAATATCCTTATGGTTTACGTCTAACATTAAGGGCTGATGAAATTAAGAAGTTAGGTCTTGATGTAAGCAAAATTAAAGCTGGTAGTAATGGTTCTTTAAGTGCTAATATCAAATTTATTGAAGTTGAATCTCGAGAATCACTAGATTCCAGTGGAGCAACTAAAGATGATAGTAGTCTTGATATTCAGATAACTGATCTTGAGGTTATTACTGATAATAGTTTTAAAGATGAGTTTAATAAAATAACTGGGGCCAATAATGCCTAACTATAATGACATATTATCACAAGTTAAGATAAAGGCTCATGACCCACATGTTGAGTTGGTTTTAAAACTGTTTTCTTTAAAGATTGAAGAATGGAAAGATTCTTTGGTTGATGCAAAAGGTGAAACACGTGATGAACTTCAAGGTGCAATAAGAAGAGTACGTGGTGTGTTGTTTGATGTAAATCGTAAAGTTACAAGAAGTGAATATAAAGATGGTGCTTATAAAGGTGATTAATTCCGTGTATACGGATTAAAATAATTGGATACGTCATTGTGACGCCCAGGAGGAAAGTATGGCAGAGGCAAAAAAGGTTGACAACAGTTTTATTAATGATTTTGTTAATAACGGTGTAGAAGGTGCACAAGGAGCACAGGCATCTGAAGAAATAATTGAAGATGCTGAAGTAATTGAAGGCGCACAAGGAGCACAGGCCGCTGAAGTAATTGAAGGCGCACAAGGAGCACAGGCCGCCGAAGTAATTGAAGGTGCACAGGCAGCCGAAGTAATTGAAGGTGCACAGGGTAATCAAGCACCAGACTATGAATTGTTATACAATCATGAGAGACAACGTAATGCTTCATGGGATGGTCGTATTAAAGCTGAAGCAAAAAGAGCAAATGAGTTAGAGGTAAAACTGAAAGAAATTACAGACAAAGTTTCTAAAGATACTTCTTTAAGCCTTGAGGAACTTATTGCTACTGACCCTGAGATTAAAAAGTTTGTTGATGAAATGGGCAGTGATTTTACTAAACCGTTTTTAAAAATGTTAAATGTCACGGCGAAGAAAATCATTGATGATGCAGTTAAACCTATTCGAGAAACAGTTGAACCTCTAAGTCAAAAGATTACTGATAAAGAGGTTGAGGATGCAGCCACTCACTACAAGACTATACAGACTAAGCACCCTGATGTTTTAAAGTTGCTTGAGTCAAAAGCGTTAGATTCTTGGGTTGAGGGTTTACCTTTTAAAACTGCTATTGAAAAGAAACGCATCTTAACTGATGGAAGTACACAAGAAGTTATAGCTTTATTGGATGAGTATAAAACTTCAATCAAAAAATCGGCACCAAAACCTGATACTAAGGTTGTCAATGCCGCCACAGTTGTTAAGACTGGTCCTGGCGTAATTCCGCAAGGAGCTGTTAAGACAGTTGGTTTTGAAGACACATTTGAAGCAATTACCACTCAACAGTAAGGCATAATTCATTATAATATTTTTTGGAGGTTATTATGCCGAGTATTACTAAGTATGGAGACATTAGTCCCATAACCGCAGCTTACGTTGCGAAAGATTTTCTTGAGAGAGCCATTCCTGAGTTGGTTTGGGAAAAATTCGGTCAGGCAAAACCTATCCCCGAACATAATACAAAGACTCAGACATGGAGACGTTATAATGCTCTGGACGCTACACCGAATGTGCTTATTGAAGGTGTGACTCCGTCTGGTAAGCAGTTGACATCTACTGATGTGTCCGTTACCTTGGAACAGCTTGGTGACCGGATTACTCTTACTGATGTTATTATTGATACACATACAGATGACGTTCTGAAACAATCAACTGAAGTCCTGTCTGAACAGGCTGCTCAGATGATTGAAATTCAGCGATTTGGTGTTGTCAAGGCCGGTACAAATGTATATCGTGCTAATGGTACAGTACGCACTGATGTTAATACACCAATTACCCTTGGTTTACAGCGTAAAATTACGCGTTATTTGAAACGCCAGTTGGCCAAGAAGATTACAACTGTAGTTAAATCTACTGCGAATTATGGTACACAGTCTGTGGCTCCGTCTTATATTGCTATATGTCATTCTGATTGTGAGTCGGATATTCGTAATATTCCTGGCTTTGTCCCCGTTGAAAATTATGGTGGCGGTATGTCCCCGTATGAGACTGAAATTGGTAAAGTTGAAGATGTTCGTTATCTTTATTCTACAATTTCTGAACCGTGGGAAAATGGTGGTGCTGCCAAATCCGGTTCCGGAACTGAAATGGTATCAACACTTGGTACATTAGCTGATGTTTACCCCATTATATTCCTGGCTAAGAATGCTTATGGTATTGTCCCTTTTAAAGGTGTCAATGCTGTAGTGCCCATGATTGTAAATCCGAAGCCCAGTGACAGTGACCCGATGGGACAACGCGGTCATGCAAGTTGGAAATCAATGCAGAATGCAGTTATTTTGAATGATGCCTATATGGTGCGTGCAGAAGTCGCAGTTACCGCAAACCCTGAATAAGGTATTGGCGATATAATTGTTACTAAACTTTTAACAATAAAGGAGTAAAGCAGATGGCAAAGACAGTAATTGTTAAACCTGAACCAGGTGAAAACCTTGATGCGGTTGAGCTTAATCAATCACTTGGTAAAGATGAGGGGAAGGCAGTAGAAAAGAAAAAGGTTAAGAAACTTTCAGCTGCAGACGTTGTAAGTAGTATGATGAGAGATATTGCGGATGTGAAGAATGCGCCAAAAGTCTCAATTCTTATTCATAGTGGTGGCGGAAAAGACGGTGGCGAACCGGTATTCGTTGCAGTCAATGGTATCGGTTATTTGATACCACGTGATAAAGTTGTTTCCGTCCCTGAACCTATATTGTCAGCTTTGGAAGAAGCTTGTGAAACACGGTACCATCGAGCAGAAGTTGATGGAAAGACAGTTGGTCCCGTTATTGCAAGACAGGTTCCAAGGTTCGCAATCAACCATAGATAACGGAGGAAAAATCTATGCGTATTTATGATTATATTCAGAACAAAGATGTTGCCGATTGTATTAAGGCGTTGTTCAATCGCCCGCGAGCACTTGGTAAATGCGGTCTGGCTGGAGTTGCAGCTACCGATGACCAGGATGTATTAACTGCCAATGCTATTGATTTTGTAATCAATGGTAAAGTTTACACACTGGCTATTACTGCCGTAATTGACCTTTCAGCAACTACAGCAGGACTTGCCGCAACGGCTGCTACGGCTGGAGCTATTCAAGCTGGTGGTATGTATGCAGCCTATCTTTTGACAGTTAATGCCGCAGGCACAATTGATTGTCTTAAGGGTGCTGATGCTACAACGGCTGCTTTAGCTCTTGCAGTACTTCCGGCTCCTGCAGTTGATACCTGCCCGTTTGGTATTTTCGTGGTTACAAATACTACCAACGCCTTTATTGTTGGTACCACGAAAGACAGTGCTACTGGTGTATCTTTCGCGTTTTATGATATTTGTGATATCCCCAGTGGTTATGGTGTCGGTGCCGTGTACAATGATACAGTAACAGAATAATCGAGTCCATAGGGTACTTCATTAACGTGAGGTACCCTATGCCAGAAACCCTACAAAATGGAGGCGGGTAAACATGAGTAATTTAATAAAAAGATTCGCAAATTTAGTGGCTGATGCTGCAACAAGAAAAGCCTTATTTGAAGTTGAAAAACGTATCGAAGTTGTTGCTCTTTCGGTTGGTGCTCAGGGAGCTCAAGGTGCTGCTGGAGCTCAAGGTGCTGCTGGAGCTCAAGGTGCTGCTGGAGCTCAAGGTGCTGCTGGAGCTCAGGGAGCTCAAGGTGCTCAAGGTGCTGCTGGAGCTCAGGGAGCTCAAGGTGCTCAGGGAGCTGCTGGTTAACAGTTGTATTATTAATAATGGAGAGGGTTTATACCCTCTCCTTATTATAAATTGATTAAAATGGTTGACTTTTGACTCCATTAGATGACATATAGGCAACTATTATAATGAGTATATAATAATTAATATATCAAAATTAAAAGGATTATTACAATGGCAAATATATCCTCATGGTTAAATGAAGTAGCTAATAGAGTTCCAGGTGCAATAAAAGATGATATAGACTCTTCTTTACGTTCAGTGATTAGAGATTTCTGTACCAAGACTTTATTATATATTCGTGAATTAACACCAATAGATATGGTATCAGGCACTTCAGAATATCTATTAATTCCTCCAACAAATACTGCTATAGTTGGTATTGAGACATGTGATATTAGTGGAATCCCTGTTTCACTTATATCTGAAGATTTGTTAAATAGAACTTCAGAAGCATGGTCTGTACAAGATGCTGCACAACCATCTAATGCTATGGTGAATGTTGAAAAAATATTAAAGTTAAAAGAAACTCCTAATGAGTCAGTTACAGCAGGTATAACTGTTTCAGCTTCACTTAAACCTTCACCTACAACTGACACAATCCCAGACTTTATTTATGATGATTGGTATGATTGCATACTTTATGGTGTGCTTGCAAGACTATTAAAAACACCAAGTAAAACATATACTAATATTAATCTTGGTGCTTACTATGAAAAAGAATATAAAGGTGAATGGACTAAGGCAAAAGGTAAAAAGATAACTGGTATTGCAAAAATGTCTTTAAGAGTTCAAAATGCACCATTTAGTGTAGTATAAGGAGACAATATGTTAGTTCAAGCAGTTATACGTTCACGAGCAAGAAGTTTAGTAAATGAACTTATTGAAGGTTATTTTCTTGAAGAAGAATTTGATAATTGGATAAGTGATGCTGCATTAGATATATCAAGTAAAACTTTTTGTTATGTTGTTAACGAACCTATTACACTTATACAGTTAACTGAACTTTATACTTTACCACTTGATACATTAAAGGTTATGAGTGTAACTTTCCGTGGTGTTGGCCTTGACAGAATAACAACTTCTATGAAAGGTAAACAAACAGCAGTTCCAACAGGTGTACCAAAATACTTCTATGAAATGATTGATAAAATTGGGTTAAACCCTGTACCTACACCATCTGAAGCTGATGAAAATCTTGATTTGTATATTTCTATAACAACTGAGTTAATTATTAATATACCTTCAAAGTTCCAGGTCCCAGCTACTTTATTTGTGGCTTCAATGGCACTAATTAAACAAAAGCAATACGATAAAGCTACTCAACTTTATAATCTATATCTAAGTTCATTAGGTTTGGATAGGCAGGATATTGCTATACCACAACTTGAGACACCTCCGCCACAGAATCAATATGTATTAAAGATTGCAATGCAACCACAAACACAACAAGGATAATTATGAAAAATATCCCTGAAATTAAAGGTAATGCTCAAGATAATGAAGAGATTAT